TTATTTATTTATTTATTTAAATATATATAAAAGTAGTAACTAAGTAACTAAAGCGTGTCAATCCCTTTTCTATCAAGGACTTTCGAGGACACCGCTCTTGGTGTCTGGCGGTATCACAGTGTCTTAGCTATGATTACGGCTGTTTTTTTGCCATCTTTTTCTACATCCCAATTAAAATTGAAATCATGCCAATAATCTGGCTTATCTTTAGTTGGATTGAATTGATCTAATGGTCTCCATTTCTCTTTAGTCCAACCAACTGGTAAATTCTGTGCCAACTCTTTTTCAAAGTTAGATTTTTTAGGTATAGTATGATTTCCCTCATGACACCATGAGCGGTATACATCCCACAAGAACCTAACTGGAATTCGAGTGGAAACGACATCTGACAAGTATTCATTAAGGAATTTATAAACTGTGTTATTCTCTTCCTTAAATTCTTGCATACGTTCTTGTGTCGCTTTTGGTTCGTTGAATTTGTCAAAATCTAAATTAATTGCTTTCCAAAGAACATATTCCAAAACTTCTTTACGATTGATGTAATCATCCTTAATTGCCCAATTGTCATCGTTGATGCCAAATGTTTTCTTGAATGGGATAATCACGATACGTCGATATGTCCCGTTTGATTTGTTTTTAAACACTGGCATAGCGTTGGTAGACTGGATAACCGTTTTCTTAAATTGCGCTAAGTAAGGATTTTCTCCTTTTTTCTCAATTGAAACTGGTTCACCAGTAACGACTGAGTTAAAATTGGAAGATTCATCTACATATATACCAGCTTGGACATCGTCACCAATGATAACTGTCTTCCCTTCGATAATGGCAAGACCGAAACGTTCAGAAAATTGATTAAGTTTTAATGGTGCTACGTTTTTTAATCCAACCAAATTGCTAATTAACTGTTGAAACGTACCCTTACCATCGTTACCGTTACCAACTAACCAAATCGATTTTCGATAAGAGTGGTTACCATTCAGCGATGCTGCAATGACTTGCCATAGTAATTCGACAAGCTCACTATCACCACTCATTAAATCAAGCAACCAACTATCAACATCCCATCCGTTTATGGTAGGTTTAGGGGCATTCTCAACTAATTCTGTTTCAATTGTACTGAAGTTAATAAACTTATAGTCAAACGATAGCAGCTTCTTCTTTTTCTTGTCGTAGATGCCATTCTTAACGAGTATAAAGCGTCTTACGTCTCTATACTCTGGTTCAAAGTCCATATACATGTTATTATATTCATATTCCCTGCTCATGTTTGATAGCAAGAATAGAACATTGCGGCATTTTGTTTCATTGAATGTGGGTTCTAAGACATAGATAAGCTGGTAGGCATATCTGTAATCTTTTTGGTAGTATCCACGCTCTGGATCATATATAGCTACTTTCCCATTTTCGAGGGTAATAACATGAGTGTATTTATTTAAACCTTTAGCTACTGCTAATTCTGGCAATGCCTTTGGTTCTTTTTTATCTGGATTTTCTTCCTTGAATTTTTCAAAACAGTCGTTTCGGTAGGCTTTAAGCTTATTCTTAATTCCCTCTCTGCTGCTCGGTTTACCTGGTGAGAGACTAGAGCTTGCAATTTGTTCTCTGTAATAATCGAAATCAATCGTTGTCAAGTCCAATCCTCCTTATCTCTTTGTCTAACATGCTCTTAAATGTCCTTTCAAATTCCTTATCATCCAACGGCTCGGATGTGTTACTGTTTGCCATCTTTGCGAGATGGTAAGTAATTTCTGGATCAACCCCTCGAAGGAGTAGTCCGCCAACAAACTCGGCTAGGGCGTTATTTCGTCCTCCTTGATCTCCAAAACCTAGTAAGATGCTCTCGAATAACTTTGTGGTTTTTGTACTTCTAACACTGTCACTAGCAAACGATGAGACTTCATAGCTTAATGGTTCTGGTTTCATTTTCTGCAATACTTTTATCAACGCAAGAGGTGATTCTGTTATGCTTCCATCTTTTGGCGAATGCACTTTATCCCATTCATAGTATCCTTTGGAATTATTGGACGGTGGCACTAATATATAGTTATTAACGTGTGCCTTGATATCCACTCCCTCAATCATCCCAATATTTTGCGATATAGGATGGTTGGGGTCTTTTTTTAAGTAGATATGTCTCCCACCGCTGGGGGTTATAGCTTGCAATGTTGGGGGTATAAGTCTTGCATGTTCCCAATTCCTTAAATTAGTTAAACCGTCAACATCGCCATGCATGTCCACGTCAATGACAAAGAATGTATCTGTTCTAAGTGCAATGTTAGCATCTGGATTATCTCGCCACACCCTCCGAATGTCGTTTTCAGTCATTGGTGGTTTGTCAGCGAAAGAAATAAGAGGGGTTTTGCCATTCTTTGAGATAGGGATAACAGAATAGCCCATGCGTTGATAGTTGATTGCGTAATCAACCATCTCCATAATTAGAATGGAAGGTCAATTTCTGAAATCTCAGTATTAACTTCTGGAAGTGGGATATCGGTAACTTCCAAACGTTTAACGTTTAGATTTTCGTAGGTTTTACCTTGCCACTCAGATTTTTCGTTTTTAACGGTAACTTTAAGAGCTTTTCCTTCCAACTGGTTGAGATAATCTTCCAAGCTACTAAATTTAGTACCATCAGGAATTCCTGAGGCTTTAGCAAGGTTCATGATAGAAGCTACTGGATATTTTCCGTCTTCTTTTTTAGCAAAGATACGATAGAAAATAATGTTATTTTGGAATTCTTGTTGGAAGTCCTTGCGAATACGGAAACGGATGTCAAGGTAGTCAGCTCCTCCTTGAGTAGCATCTTGTTTTGCTAAATCAATAGTAACTTCGTAAGTACCGTCTTTGATAGATCCGAATTCTTTTGCTTGTGAGTAATCAATTGTAAACATAGTTTTTTATCTCCATATATTTTTTTCTTTTTGTTGGTAATAAACCCAACCGGGCTTATATCCGTGTTGTTTAGCGAACTCTTTGAGTTCTTCTACTGTTTGGCATTGGTCACTAGTAACGAAAGTTTCAACTTTACTAGCAACCTCTTGCCGTCTTTCTTCGAGTTCTATTTCTCGAATTATTTCAACTTCTTCTTTTGTCGGTTTGTTTTCGTGACCACACATCGGACAGATACGTTCAGCACTCCAAAAAGTTGCGTAACATTCATCACAAGTCCGAGTTGTTGGTTCACCGAGTTTAAGTTTTTTCTTGGTTTTATTAACACCTTTTAGTGACCATTCACGGTCGGCGTTTGGAAGTCCATGCCTATCTACATTTCCAACGTGGTCGATGATAATAGCTGTTTTGCCCTCTCTTGGGTTTAAAGCCCTCATGGCAAACTGTAAATAGAGTGATAACGATTGAGTAGGTCTTAACATGATGCAAACATCAACGTTTGGAAGGTCAATTCCTTCAGTGAATAGCTCACAATTAACCATTATTGTAAGTTTTCCGTCTCTAAAGGCTTGCATTGCCCTATCTCGCACCTCTGGTGGGGTTTTACCACTGATTGCGATAGAAGTATAGCCTTGCTCGTTAAACGTGTTAGAAACGCTCTCAGAAGCTTCTACGCTATGTGTATATACTATAGCTTGTTCGCCTTTGGCTAACTTCTCATAGTGTCTTATAACGTCACCGTAAATCACACGTTTCATTGTGTCGTCTACAGATTTCTTAGTAAACTCTCCACCACGTTTTTTTAAGTTTGTGGTGTCAATTAAAGAAGGGGCGTAATATTTAAACGGTGCGATGTTTCCGTTGTCTTGTAGCCATTTTACTGGCTTACCAAGAACGATGTCGTCTGCGATATCATCAAACCCACTGCCATCTAGTCTGGCGGGTGTGCCTGTAAACATAAGAATGATACTATCTTTAAAATGTTCAATAATTTTTAAGTAAGTTTTAGCCTTAACGTGATGGGCTTCATCAATGAGTATTAAAGACGGTTGTATTAAAGTGTCTAAACGTCTAGAAATTTTACCAACACTGTCAATGGTTACTAGATTCATATCAACGCCATTAGCTTTGAAGGTATTAATGACCTGTTCATTAATTTCTTTACGATGACTAAAGAATAGAACGGTATTGCCTTTATCTGTTGCACCTTTTGCGATATGAGCCATCACCACGGTTTTACCGCTCCTAGGTGGTGACTGCACCATGATGTGCTTGTTGCCATTTATGATTGATTGCTTGATCCCATTAACAAGATCATTCTGGTAATTCCTTAGTTCCATCTAAATCACCAAATTTAAAGAGGTCTTCAATTTTGCAAGCTGTCCTATTATCGAGACGATTTTTAGCGTAGGTACCTTCGCTACCTTCCAAAATAAGTCCACGCGCACCAGTTTTAGCATTAATAACGATACGACCAACGACATCTGTAAGACCTAGCAATTGGTTTAGAACGCTTGCTCGAATCTGTGGCACGTACTGAGTTAAAATCTGACCAGTTTCTAAATTGAGTTCGTGGGTATCTTCCCAAGCCGTAACATAAATATTGATAGGATTGCTGTAGATAACAGTCAATACTCTTAAGAAGTAATTTGTCCATTGAGAGTAATGTTGAAGCTCATTACTGATTCCATTCTTTGACTTGCGACCTTGCTCAATAAACCAATCTGATTGAAAACTTGAAATGTTATCAATTACTAGATTGTCGTAATCTTTTATTAAGTTATCTGCTTGAGTTAGAAATTCTTTGATAAAATCTGTAGGGCGCTCTCGGTCAAAATCTATGATATCAACGTTCTCAGTGCCAGCTAGCACTTTTGAAGAATTATCTAGCGATAATACCAAGGTCTTTCCTTGCATATTTTTGATAAGAGTTGTTTTACCCAATCCAGCTTTTCCATAAATCAGTATTCGCCAATTCTTGGTTCGCTGAATATCTGTAGCTTTTATTATTTTCATCGGATATTTAAATTTTTCCTTTCTTCAAGAAACGCACCATCGATTTCTTTACCAGACTTAAGAAGCTCTTTGAGTGTTTTCTTGTCTGGTTTGTAAGTTGCTACTTGATATTCCTTAGGAAGTTTATCTTCATCTACTACCACCGCTTCAGATTTTCTGAAACCTACCTTAAATAGAGTGGTATCAACTCTGGTTTGACCGGTTTCAGCCATACTAACCGCAAGCGTTGTTTTTAGTTTGTCAATTTTTGATTGATCAGACTTATTCAATCCATCTAAACGTTTCTTTTCGTTTTTGCGAGCTTCAATGTCTGCCTCAAGCGACTTAATGACTTTGATATAACCTTCTACTTTATTTTCGTAGTCGGTAGTCCAGTCAATTGCTTCGAGGGTGTCGAGTTTCGTTTCATCGTCAATTTCCATGTTATAAATCTCTAGAAACTGACCTGTTAACTCATATAAAGTTGCCATATTTAATTCCTACCCTCCCTAATTGTTGTAATTTTCATGGTATACTCCTTTTTAAGCATAGGCCATTACCTGTGCTTTTTTTAGTACTTCAATCCGCACCCATCCCCCGATGTGCTTCAATTTTATTTATTTTTTTAATAAGGTAGTTTTTTGTGGTTTATTTAATTTTTGGGGTATTTAGTTGCACTCCGCACACCAGGGTGTGGCTACGGATTGAAGAACGGTTTAGCTATTTTATTTCATTGATAGTTGTTTATGAATTTCTTCATATTTCTTTTCGTTTTCTTCGTATGGTGTCCATACTGGTTTTTGTTCTTTCTCATCTTTAGCTAAAATCCATTTAAATAAGTTCTTCATTTTTTTATTTCCTTTCTATTAGTAATTAAAGAAATATTCAACAATATCTTCTTTCGAAAGCTCTAATAACTCAATCGCCTTAACGATTTCTTCTTGATTCCACAATCTTTTTCCATTGATTTTAAAAGATGTTGTGGTTTGAGCTTTTCCGATAGCTTTCGCAAAATTTTCTTGAGTTCCATATTTTTCTTTAATACGTCCTTTTAATTTATCGTATTTAAACTCCATTTGTTTCTCCTTTTTTTAACTTTATGGTTTTATTTTAAACTATATTTTTTAGTTTGTCAACAATTTTATTCATTTTTTTTAAATTTTTTTTTTTTATTGAAACTCAAACGTTATAATGCTTTCAGTCACTCATTTTTTTCAAGAGCTATAAGCTCTTTTTGTTTTGGTGTCTCACGAATTTCAAATTTTGTAAAATCGTCGTAAGATAAATCTTCCAAAAACTTAACTGCCTTCTCAGCATCAACGTGCTTGATGTTAGTGTACTTGGTCACGTTAAATGCTTTCTTCAAACGTGAGTACATCAAGCGAATAAATTGCCCCTTCTTAGATGCGAACAGATTATCACTAGGATGTGATTCCTGCTCATTGAAGTACATATCTGCGAACACACCAGCCTTGCTGAAAACAATACTTTTGATTTTAGTAGCTTCACCGTCATCAATATGGACTTTCTTGTTGACTTCTTCGACAAGCAACTCAATGTCAGTTAGCTTTTGATTAGTCTTTCTAACATTTCTATCCATTTCTTCCTTGATGCCAATAACTTCTTCTAAAAGTTGCTGATTGACATTGCTTTGTGCCACAAGATTCATAGCTTGTTTCTTCTGCATTTCTACTGTTTCAGCGAGTAGATTTTCTTTTTTCTTCTTCTTACTCATTTATTATTTCTCCTTCGATGATTGTTCTTCCGTCTTCTGGAATAATCTTATTCATTTCGTCTAGCCAATTTTCAGTAAGTGTCAAGATGTCTCTGAGCTTTTCAATCTGAGCATCTTTGCCAATCCCTTGGATAAGGGTTTTAAATCTTAGCGGTGCCATTTCTTCGTCAAAGAAGTCTTCAAACTTGGTAACAAGCTTGCTGAGATTAAAGATATTAGTCACGCTATTTTCTAGCTTTTCTTTGTCCGCTCGTAAGTGTTCGATAGACTCTTTCAAGGCTAGTGCTTCCGAGGTTTCTTTCTCGAGCATTTCATAAGACGCTTCTTTAAGTCGCAAGCTACGTTTGACTGAATCAAGCTCGTCTGCTAGGTCTTTATTCTTTCCTAGCAATTGCTTGTTGAGGTCTTGCGTTGCTTTGTAATCTTGCGGAATGACTTCCTTCTCGATTACCTTTTCAACTGGTTTGACTGCTTTAGCACGCTCAAGCTCGCCTTTAACTGCTTCTAGTGCTTGGTCTTTGAGTTTTAGGCGACGCTCAAGTTCTTTATATTCTTTGTGAGTTTTGATGTCTCCATTTAATACTGCTTGATTGACCTCTGGGTTTGCGGATGGTTTAGCTACTTGAGCTTGTAACTTTTTTGGGAGCTCTTCAAATTTTTCAATATTTAATTGTTCGCTCTGCGAACGAATGAAATTGTAATGATTGATATATTCATAAGCTTTAGTTTTCTTAAACCCTAAACTTCTGTACCACTCTTCAAAACATCCGTACCTATTTTGTGAAAGCTTTTCTTGTGCTCTAGCAAGTTGTTTTCCGATTTCGTAAGCACTCTTGCTTTGGATGCCGTAGATGATATTGGCACGCTCTTCCAGAAATTCTTTCGTCTTTACATCGACTAAAGAGTAGTCAAAATCATTTGTTGCTATTTCGTTCATCTTGTTCCTTTCTAACTTGAATTAAATTCAAGTTTTAAAATCAAAAGCCATACAAATCAGACGATTGAAGGTGGTATTTATTACAAATATTTGCCATATTCTTAGGAGAAATAGAAAGTACATTCTTCTCCCATGCGCTCACCGTTTGAGGTGTAGTACCAACGCTTTTAGCAAACTCCTCTTGTGTCAAATCGTGACGTGCTCGGAGTTCTTTGATTGTAATTTTTGGAACTACTTCTGTCATTTTGTTCCTCCTTCCTAACTAACTTACAAACATATTATAGCTTAAACAAAATTCAATGTCAACAGTTTTCTTGATTTTTTTTCAAGTTTTCTTGATTTTTTTATTAAACATCTTGAAAATTAGTAAAACATACTATATATATAAAAAAAGAGAGCGATTGCCCTCTTTTTCCTAAAATAAAAGTCCTCCTATTAATATCCACACTAATATAAATAGGATCCAAATAATAAAATTGTTCTTTATATGTATCCATTGTTTTCACCTCATCTATTTGTTTTTTTATAACACAAAAAAAGCCCCAGCATAATGCTGAGGCTTCGACCACTACTGCCATGGTATCCCTACTGCAGTGTGAGGGGAGGTGATATACTCCTTTTTTTATTTTTTAGTTTGCGTGGTCTATTGGTAATAGTTTACCAAATCGTCCTTGTTCCAACAAGAGAGCCATACTGGACCAAACTGACCGAACTCGAATAAACGCCAGTAGTAGCCACCATAGTAGCCACCTGTACCTGTGTCTGTGATATTAACTTCATCACCAGAGAATGAAAAGTACATTCCAGCTTTAAAATCTTGGTCAGCTCCGTCTGGAAGGTCGTTTCCATCTTTATCTACCCAGTTAACCATTGAAACTGGGACCCCGTTCTGAAGCCAATCAAAGCCCACTGGGGCTAGATAATCACATTTGATCTGCCAAATTCCATTAACGTATTTGACTTCATTGGCTTCATAGTATGCTTTCTCTTGTGGTGCTACTGCTGTATTGGCTTGGTTATTCGTTTGTGGTGCTGAATCAGCGTATCGCCAAACCTCGATATATGCAGGCTTGTTCGCTGCATAGTAGTCGTTCCAAGGATATGTATTGATAGCTTGACCTACTGCTCCTTGTGTTGAATAGTCACAACTGATAAAGTATGTAGCATCCATCATGACACCAACGTGCCCTCCAGCTCCGCCAGATGTGGACATATCAGCACCCCAAGACATCAAGATGATGTCTCCTGTCAAAGCGTCCCAATCTTGATTAATACTTACTCGATAAAATCCATTTTTGGCAAGTTGTTGACCAAGGGTTACTGTTGATGGTAGTCCTTGAATACCAATACCAGCTTCTTTTAAGGCTTGTGAAATCGAACCAGAACAGTCAGCAGTACCGTCTGCTCCGTTGCGTGACCCATACATTGAATAGGTCAATTTACCTCGATTGTTAACGAACCAATTTACAATAGATTGTTGAACACTCATACTATTTTCCTTCCTTATCGTCTAGTGGTTTGATGTAAGTCAATGCTCGTTCGCTGTCACCGATTCCTTTAGTTGTTGGGTCGGTAACGATTCCGAGAATAACCAAAATTGTAATGAATGTATTTATACCGTCTTGGATATTGTGTGGAATGTTAAGCCCGAATTGTTGCAGCATAAGGAATGCTGCTGAGATAAGAGCTACTAGTGTAGTTTTATTTTGCAAACGTAATTTAAAATTAATCATTTTATTATTCATCCTCTCAAGTTTCGATCTACTAATGATTGTGCCATAGTTTTCAAAACTTTGACTCCCAATTTTTTCAAAATAATTTTTCATTTATCAACCTCGCTTTCCAAGCGTGCGATGCGTTTATCAACATACTTGTTGTGTTCTTCCAACTTAAAAGTTCGTTCGATGACGCTGTTGTGTTTGTCAACCTGTTTTTTAAGTTCATTGATTTGATAATTGGTTAGTTTATTGCTTGTGACAATCCCGCCAAACGTTCCGACCAAACTTGCAATTAACGAGAATACTCCTGTTAAAAATTCAACATGCATAATCTCCTCCGCTTTCCTAAGCTGATTATTCAGCGGGTTCTTTATCTTTTTGCAAGCCTGCATGAGACAAGCCTACAAGCTCTTGCACTTGTTTACGGAAACGTTTTGGCACGGTCTCAATAGTAATCCAGCCTAATTCAATTTGCATTGCGAAATAATTAATCATCATTGTTCTTCCTCCTAAAATTGTGTCTTTAATTTTGTGTGTTAGTTTCATTTGCTGTTTTTCCCTCATCAGGATACATTTGATTGATTAAGCTATTCAAAGTAGCAGTCGCTAACTGAGTCATCTTTTCAGATTTATCAATGGACGCTTGCATTTTCTCAATCATTTCATCATATTTTGCGATTTTTTTATCAATATCGTTAAATTTCTCGTTTTCAGCACGTTGAGGGAAGTTTTCTTGGTAAATCACCTCTAGCGCTTCTTTTAATAGCTCGGTGTTTGATAAGTCGATTTTATCGACTGGCAAAAATACGGGAACGTAAGCTCCTTCGCTATTTTTCAAAACTACTTTTGTGGCGTACGCTGCACCGCTTGCATCGTATTCCTTTGATTTTGATTCGTATTCAAATCTCATGTTTTATATCTCCTTTTATAACATTATTGTGATTTGTCCTCGACACAAAATTCCACCCTTGGTTTTCAAGGCTGTAAATGTGTTGTTATCTTTATTAAACTGAATGTGTGTATTCCATGAACCGTCAGGTGTCCAATCTGCTGCAACAAACATACAATGCTGAGGGAAAGACAACTCTTTCGGAACAGTTGCAATTGTAATGTCTTTACCATTACCAGTAAACTCGTATCTAAGCGTCAACACATCACCGACACGTTTGTAAAAGCTGCCTTCATATCCTGCATACTGCCATCCAGTATTGATTAGATTAGTGTTATCGTTTCTTGCAAATTCCTTCCACGGTTCCCAATCGTCAATTATTTTCGACCACCTGTGATGTCTGAAAAATAGCTGACCATTATTTCCCCAAAAAGTTTGAATGGCTTCTTTAAAGTCATCAGTATTCTTTCCGTAATTACTGTAATGGAATAGGTAACCCCACTGACTGTTAGGGTTACCAGTTGCAGAAGCATCAAGGTAATACTGCCCGGGTTCGTCTAGCAAATTAGCATTTTCAACGCTAGGCTTTCCATCCATCCACTTAGGTCTGCCATTGTTTTCAGTCAGCTGATATTGTTGAATCGGACTGTTATTAGCGTAGATGTCACCAGCCACGTCAAGAGCGCCAAACTCGCGTATTTTACCAATACTAAGACCATCACGGTCATAGGACAGCACAACACTTTCAACAGGAACTTGTGCCTTAAAGCTTGTTGATGTGAATTTGTCTTCTAAAATCGCCAAAACTTGCCACGATTTATTAGCTGCATATTCACCAGCCAAATTAGCAGGTGAATTGACTAGACTTGAAATACTTAGCCATTCACCAGAGGCGGGACCAGTGTCTGTTGTGTAAGCATCTTTTCCATAAGGCGACACCTTGAAAGTTAATTTCATGGTATTTTTTTGAATACCATTAACAATCAAAGGTGCTATCCGTGCATTTCTTATAATTTCTAGTGTACTAGATGTTGATCCAGTTCTAACGACACTAAAACTAAGCGATGGGGCGAAATACTCAAGCACTGTGACAGAGACATCTCTAGGATCAGACCAACGACCACGGCTATCAGATACACTTGCCCTGACTGTGATGGTTCCGTTGTAGTTCATGATACCCAACGTGCCACCATTGAAATCGGTAGTCTGGTTCTTACCGACTATCTCAGCATGGTAACCCGTGATAGTTGAGCCATAAGACCCACTTGCACCATTGAAGGACACCTTGATGTTAGACATAATCTGGATGAATGTGTTAGCGTTTTGTACCACGTTCCGAGCGGCTGTGTTAGAATCTGACAAAGAAACCCCTGTGAAGGTTGGTTTCATGCTAACTGGCACACTTGCTGTCAGTCTAGCTGACTGTGTCCCTATCATGGTACCTTCTGAGTAGGTATCTACGTAGATTGTTCCTGTACCTGTTTCCGAGTTTGGGATGTCATTAGCAAAGTCAAGTGGGATAGTCCATGTTGTAGATGTGTCTACATTACTTGCAATAGTCCCTGACTTATTTGCCCAAGCATAACGTACTGTGTGCTTAAAACTAGAGCTTTGACGGTTGATGTTGATAGTTACTGGGCTACCAATAGTACAAGCATCAACGCTTACAGAGCTTAACCGTGGAATGTCGGTTAGTGTAAATGAGTTACCACTGATTGTTAATGTACGAGGGCTCCAGCCACCAGAACCATTAAACTGCGCTGAAAAAGAGAAAGTCTTTTTACCGTCTGAATCGTGATTAATGGTAACTGTTTGATCTATCAATGGAATTGTTTGATACCACCCTAGCATACTAGGTGAACCTGACCAATTCAATCTTTGACCTTCAAACTCGATATAAGCGTTACATTGATATTGAGCAAAAGTCGTAGTCGTATTTAGCAGTGCTAGTTGAAATCTGACCTGACTGGTATTAGCTACTTTGTCTTGACTAACCTGGTCAATCCATAACCTAATCCTATAGCCTCTATCATTATTACTCCAAAATTCAGCCAATTAAAAACCTCCTACATAGCGAATGACATTCATGTCTGGGTTAAGATGGTACTGTTCCTCACGATATCGACCAACTTGGATAGTTTTCGAGAAGATCCCGTTCTCGATGTGTATTACACCTTGCGAAATATACATGACCTCCTCCCCTGCCGAGTACATTGAAATGCGACCGTTAGGGTTAAACATCATGCTAGAGCTACCGTCATTCTTTCCAATCACAAGCCCATCATTTGATGAGTTCATGTAAGTATCGATGAAATTCCAACGATCAGACAGTTCACCTAATTCCTTAGCAATGGTTGATACCCGCTGACTTGAGATAACCAAAGCTTTCTCGGCTGCAGCTCTCTCGGTCTCGTTTGCCTTAACGAAATCTTGGTAATTTTTAATCCAGTTATTCAAAATTTCAGCGCTTGCTTTGGCTTCCATCTCTGTTTTAATGATCGCAGCCCTTTCATTAAGTGCATTAATCTGTTCAATCGTCATAGCAGCATCGGCCTTGGAATCAATTTCATCTTGTATGTCCTCAATCGCAGGTGTCCACTGAGTAGGTATGTCACCTTCTTCAAGTTTGATATTTTTAATTATTACCCAATTACCGTTTGTTGTTGGCATACCTGTTAAGTATACAACTTGCCATGCAATATTTGGCAAAGTTTCTTTGCTTGTCAAAACGCACGATACCTTATTCCACTGATTCGCTAATGCTTTAGGCATAGCGACAGTATCAGTCAATGGTTCGTTAAAGTCACCTCGTGCTAGCGTTGCATAGAAAGTTACGTCAACGCTAGGTTTAACATCGAACGAAAGAACATACTTCGACTTCGGCTGTATGAGTTCACGCAGCAAGCCATTATATTCAATGAAATTCAACCCAGTGTTTGCTGCTGTTGAACCTTTGATTAGTTTTACAGCACGAATGCCATCAACTTCCACTTCTTCAACGCTCTTGTCGCCATCGGAAAGCTGCCAATTCCAATTAGTAATACCTTGATTGGTTTTTACAAGCAAGTTTCGACCACCTACAGAGATGCTACCCGCAGTATCGTTCCACGTGTAATCAGAAGGATTAGTACTGTCTTCCTTGAAGAAGTTGGTAAGCACACCTAAATAGCGCTTGCTTCCAGTTTGTGTCAAACTGAAACCTTTTTGACCATCGGCACTATCGGCATAAGCAAAATGGACGTAAGGCGTACGTCCATCAGCCCCAGGTTTTCCTGGAATACCATCTCGTCCATCGCTACCTTTCCACTTAGACCAACGATAATCTTGTGGATTTTTGCTATCTTCGGCATTGAAGTCTTGATACATACCAATATAGGCTTTATTGACATCTGTTTGACTAAAGCCACTACCTGAAATTGTATCAGCATAAGCTATGTGGGTATACTGCGTTCTTCCGTCAGCACCTTTAGGACCAGGTATACCTTGGTCACCTTTAGGACCTTGTGGTCCTTGTTTACCATCGTTACCTCGAATGAGGCTCCAAGTGTAATCTCGAGGATTAGGACTATCTACTTGTGTATAGTTTGTATATTGTCCGATGAAACTTGGATAATCAGCAGTTGTGACTTCGCTAGCCGAGGGCATCCAAGGGGTAGCAACTGAACCTAGTTCCGCTTTAGGGTTGTATAATTGGAATCCTTGCCCTGCTACCATATCCCACCCGTATATCACAAAAGTTGGAGTTCCTGACGTTGTTGCTGTGAATGTATAAGTATAAAATTCCCACTTTGTGCTTATTGTGAACATTTTATATCCACTTGGAAAATGTTCAAATCCAACAAAAAGACTTGTGTCACTTGATGCTTTTGCTATAAATGAAATAGTAATGGTCTGCCCAGCGGTTATGTTATAACCTTTTTGTGTATAAAAACCAACGGCAAAAGCATTTCCGCTTGTTTTTACGTCCATGACTGTATTAGCAATTCCTGATATTTTAGTTTTTGTAATAGCACTAACCGAATTATCACTAGAGTTAGGGTTCATTCCGTCAAACGTAGCGGTCCCTTCCAACAAATTCAAATTAGGGTAAACAGTCGTGAAACCATCGGTACCATCTGCACTGTAAGCCCACGCCGTATGGAAATAAGGAGTCTTCCCGTCAGCCCCAGGTTTTCCTGGAATACCATCTCGTCCATCACTACCTTTAACAAGTGTCCATGAGTAATCGCTCGGATTGGTTGAATCATTGATGTTAAAATCAACGTACATCCCGATATAGGCACGATTAGAATCAGAAGTTGAAAAATCTTTACTTCCATCTGCGCTATTCGCGTATGCAATATGGGTATATTGTGTTTTACCGTCTGCTCCATTAGCAACTATTCCTCCTATTGACAGAGTGCATCCAATTTCTGGTGCTGATCCATCTTCTTGTATGGCTACTTCATACCCCTGTCGTGGTTGCAGTGGCCAGGTTCCATCAGACCGCTTGGACATGCCTATAAAGACGTGACCAGTTCGCCCACTCCATGTTCCAAGTTCTGGATTACCACCCATTTTGTTAAGCACATCCCTAAAATTTTGGTCAACTGCGTCTGCATCAGATGCTGCAATTGCGACAATACTATCTGTAATACTATTTAGGTAGTCAGCCAATGTTATATTAACACCATTATGATTAAATGACATGGTTATATAGGTATCACAATGTACGAACTCTTTGAGTTTATGTGTTGTAGCATCAAGAACCCACACATTGTGTCCTCGGCTGTAATATAAGGTTTGCTCAAAAGCATTTGGCCCAGTCAGTTTAATATAGGCCTTTGAACCTGCTGAGTATGTATAGGACTTAACGAAAATCGTTGGAGCATCAGTACCATCAATACCTTTAGGACCAGGTATACCTTGGTCACCTTTAGGACCTTGTGGTCCTTGTTTACCATCTGAGACGTTTAAGAAAGTAACTTCTTCTGAAGCTACTTCTTTATTATCTACCAAAGCGGCCACTGTAAGCGTGGTAGGTTGAGTGATCTCTGACGCTACCATATCATAGGTCATACCTGAATATTTAATTGTTCCGTCAATAACAAATCGATAAGTTGCATCAACAATTTTATCTCCTTGCTTCAAAACTGGTTTAACAGTAGAACGACCAATACCGTTCTTAAATACTGTACCGTTTGTAGTTCTTATCTCTACACGATATGGCAATGACTTAGAAACAATCTCGTCGATACGTTGTTGTAATTCGCTAGACGGTTTATTATCCAACTTTCTGAAATTAGTAAAAACTACCGAATTGTTTGTAGGATTGTCAAAGCTGATAATCATTTCAGATACACGCGCTTCAAGGGCTAAACCACCTATAAAATTATTGTTAACAATTTTGATGGTATCACCCAGATTGATATCCTTGTAGTTTTCAATGAAACTAGATTGAACGCTGACAGTATAGGTCATTAGAGGATAAGCATACTGCTTGATTGTGCGTAAGGCATAAGCTTTGAGGGAATCAACATCACTGTATTCTGTTTGAAAGTCCCTACGTGTCCATCTATCTATTTCGTTAGCACCGCCAAGTGCAGATGGATATTTATCTGCCGACAATGGTGCGTAGACCATTGGACTATCTTTAAAAGAATAAAACTCTACTTGTCCTAACTCATTCTTTTCCTCAAACACAACGCTTCCTAGCGTTAGTCCGTCTTTTCCAACAAAATATCCAGCGTTAAATAGTTGAGTCTTATCGCTGGATACTTGAACATCCTTCAATCCTGTTTGATAGTAAAGGGTTACATCTCCTCGAACCTTACCAATACCGTGATGGTTTTCGTCAGGACGGTGGTAAATGTCAATGACAAATTTTTTCAAAGTACCATCTCGGTTTAAATCGGTACGGAAAACAAACTCAGCATCGAATTGATTCATCAAGCTATGAAGCTGCTCTAATTTTGTGCCACTTTGAGATTCAAAAGTGATGGTTCTTGTCTTGTCAGAAACTTCATTGATACCAATTTCTAGCCCTGCAAATCCCAATAATTCAAGGTTTTGAAGATACCATTCCAGAGTTTTAGCACCGTCAACACTAGCTAACGGACGAGAGATTTCTGCTGCGAGTTCCAAGTTGGTATTATTACAAGTCACTTGAAAATTAAAATCATTTTCAATGAGTTGAGAGACATAGAAAACGTGGTATGAATTATCGTAGTAAAATGACACGTACATTTGGTCGTTGATGTATTTGATATCCTCGTGTAACTTACCGTTTACGATTTTGGGAATTGTGAAATCAAGTGTACTTGTTGAGTATTCAAGATAAGTGTGCCATTGACTATTTGAATAAGGTAACATTCCTGGAATGTTGTTATTTAACGCACACACTTTCCGCATACTTTTATCGTGAATCCAAATTTGCATTAAACAAAACGCTCCTTCCAACTAATTTCAATCGTTGGGTCGTTTCTTATCCAACTATTTGTATAGATATCAACTTCTGTTTCACCATTGCTAATGCTGAACGGCTCAGACAAGTATGTTAGCTCGTTAGATGCTGGCAAGTTATCTATATAAGTCTTTCCTTTAGACATATCCACATCTAGGATAGAACCCATACTAAATCTATTAGGAATATCCTCAATAGAATTGACAAAATCTTTTCTATAGAACAGTTGGTCAAGATACATGTGAGTTACAAGTGGTTTTTGCTCGAGGCTAGCCAACATGACATTAATCTTCTTAGATTTGCGACCTTTTAAAGCTGGTACTTTAAATCTTGGATAAGTACCCCACCAGTAAAAAGATATCTCGTCATCACTTCTTTTAATGTCAGACCATCCACGGGTTGCATTGAATGGATTATGTTCGTCCAAGTGTGTTCCGTAGAAGTGTTTGTTATCAAGAATTACATAGCCCCCATCTCCATCGGTTGCAAGAAAGTTATACTCGCATTCAATACCATTGACTGTTTTAAAAGTTTCTACACCGTAGAGGAAAGCGCCGTTTTCATCAGTGACTGATATTTTGATAAAACCGTATTGACTAGGAATCCCTAACCAAAACACTTGCCTCCACCATAAAGTCTCATTAAGTGAACCCTTCTCACCATTAGAATCCGCTGGGATTTCCCATGTTATCGAGCTACCATTTTTTTGTCTAGGTCCGCTTCCTATTGAAGTTAAGGCAATGTTTGGGCGATCGAAGACATCAATCAATCCTAGTGTACCGTTGATATTTTCCGAATCGTCGTTAAAACGCCCAACATTTTTTTGACCTAGTGCAAATCCACGTTTGACGTCTTCAGGGTTTCGATAGTCTAATAGTAGTTCCGAACGCTTAACTGCTCGTGTGTCGTCTTCTTTAGGATTTCCAATCTCATAGCTTTCGGTAGCACTCTTGACAATCCCAACCCAACCATTATCCGAATTAAATTTAATTTTAATATCTGGATAAGTTTCTGCTGAACCAAAATTCTTTAGCGTAGCTTTGTAGTGACCTGTAGATATTTTCTTAATACTTCCGTACTTGGTTTCACCATCGCTACTTACCAAGGCTTCGGCTTTGTTTTCACCGTAACTTTTCGGAACGTCAAACGTAACTGTTATTGTAGCAGTGAGCGGTGAGGTGCTTTTGTCTACAGTTAAGGATACTTGACCAGATGGAATAGCTTCCCAAACTTTGTTAGGTTCGTCACCAAAAATCAATTTTTTCGGTTTATCTACGTTTAGATAGCCACCCATAGTTTCAGCTACACTATTAAAGTAATCATAATTACCAACAAGAGTAAACGTTACTTGAAGTTGTTTAACGGACAAGGTGTTATATAGGAATTGTTGACCGTAGCGTCTATGACCTTGTTCTTGATAGTTGTTATTAAAGTTAGAAGCCACGTTTCTCGTAACATCAACTGGAACGGCAAGACCTTGTTCATCATTAAATAATTCTGTTAGGTCTTTTCCGTCAAAAATGACTGACATTCCTATCAAATTATGCTACCTCCTAGCAGCGCTTGTCTGCGCTCGTATTCATTTGTTGCTTTTGCCATGAACGGAGCTAGTCCGTTTGACACGCTTCTGCCATCAATGATATTTTGGATCTCAATTGGCTTAGAGCCATTAGTTACCAATTGACTAAGCAAACCAATCATGACGTCTAGCTTACTTTCAAGCATAGAAACACGTTCACGTTCTGAATTTCCATCATTGTTTCCTTGTGGTGCATCTCCAGCAAAGCGTGCTACTGCTTCGGAAAGTAATCGCCACGCTCTGCCACGCTTAGCAATATCTGTTGGAATGACGTATTCTGGCATGTCGCCTTCAGCCAATTCATAAACACCGTTTTTGTGGACTAGACCACCGTTAGCGTATCCATAAGCTGCTACACGACTAAAGGCTGCATCTGACGTACCGTAGCGATGTTTGATGTAGTTGATGGCTGCAAGCAAGTTATCATATCCGTTTCGGATGTTATTGTGACCAGCTTGTTTGTATGCTTCGAACGTTGGTCCGATGGTTTGCATCAAACCAATAGACGGGTGACCTCTCAGAGCGTTAATATCCCAATTATTTTGAGCGTTAGGATTACCGTTTGATTCACGTTTGATAGTAGCTAAGATTTTAGATACACGGAAATTGGTAGCTTCAATGCCGTTTGCTTCCAACGCTTTAACTACTGAATCCCTCCATCGAGCTACACCAGTACCTTGAGGACTATCTTCGCCGCCCCAAGATGGGCTGAGCAGTGGTCCAAGCGTTTTCTTAATCCAATCAAACATCCCACCAACTTGCCGCTTGATTAAAGTCTGTCGTTGGTTGTTTTTATCCTTAAGCGGTTTTCCGTCATCACCGCTTCCACTGTCACGTACCCCAAAATCGAGGAATGTAGCAGCGTTCTTAACATGACGTCCAGCATATTGATGGTACTGACCGTTACCACCATAATTGTACTCTTCACCGTCATACGTATCGCCATGAACAGCTGTTACAAAGTCAACGTGGTTACTTGAAATCGGTCCACCAGTATAGACCGCTACCGAGCCTGGTTTTGGTCTACTTAGGTGTGGCACTCTTGCATTTACCCACTGTCTACCATCACCAAGGTGACTGAATAGACTAGAGTTAACACCAAGATTAGCCAAGCGACTAGCTACAAATGACACACATTCACGGAAATAGTAACCCCACGGGTCAGCACCAGCATCTTTAGCTCTATCTTTGAAGCGGTAGTCATCACCTTTAGCACCCATTGCCACAGTCCCCTCATCCATTGAGGAGCTAGCCATAGACCAGAGTTCTTTCCACCATTCTTTTGCTTCGTCAACAGGTTTTTTGAAAAGTGCATTACCGAGCGGATTGAAAACGCCCGCCAACTTGTCAGCTTTAGGGCTAAATTTTTTGGTTAAAGTTCCAACTGGGTCTTTTACGGCGTCGCGGACAAAATCAATCATTTTTCTGAATTTGTCGACACCGTTCTTCATCCCATTCCAAACTGAGCCAGCTACATTGGTAGTTGTATCCCAGATTTTAGACCAAAAACCAGTTCCTTTTGCATAAGCCCCACGTTCAACGCCCATAAGCATAGCCAATTCGCTGGCGTTAAGCACTTCTGAACCAGCTGGTAACAACATTTGAGCATTTCTGCCTTGTGGTAAGAATGATTTACCATTTGGCAAAATAACCATTTCTTGGTTATTAGTCTCTGGGCTATCGTTACCATCGTTTAGTGTAGCAAGTGTTGGTCTAGTGATTGGGTTTCGGTATGAGCTGAATAGACCTGTACCATTCGCAAACTTAACTTTAGGGATTTTACCGATTGCGTTCTTCGGACCACCGAAGTCGTGGATTAAGCCGTTGATGCCGTCGATACCATCGTTCGGAATTTTGATGACCGCATTAATACCATCGCCAGCTAGACGTTTCAAACCATCCCACATGTCACTGAAACCATTGCGAATGCCATTCCAAATTTCTTGGAATTTGCTTCCGATAGCGTCTAGATTACTGAAGAGTAAACCTTTTAAATCCTTGCCGAATTTCTTCTTAGTGTCAGCATTCATGTCATCCCAGCGGTCAGAAAGGAAGTCTTTCGACTTGTTCCAAGTTTTAGACCATCTGTCATGGATTTCATCGTGTTTCTCTCTAATAGTCTTAGCTAGCTTCTCTGTACTTTCTTTAGCATTGTCTTTAATGCCGTCCCAAGTTTTCGAAACTTTTTCTTTGGTCTTATCCCAATGTTTATCCCAGTCTTTTTTTATCTCTTTAGTTTTTTTAGAAATGCCGTCTTTAAGGTCGCCGACAAAGCCAACAATGCCTTTAACGAATTTGCGGAATTTTGCACTTTCTTTGTACATTAAGGCAAAGCCTAAGACAACTGGATTAGCAAAGATTAGGATTTTACCGATAGTTGTCATGACGTTCTTAATAGTCTTTCCGACATTTATAAAGAAATCGCCGACTTTCTTAGCGCCGTTTTTGACACTTTTGACAACATTGTCTATTCCATCTGAAATTGACTTCTTGAAGCTCTTCCAGCCTTTAGACATACCGTCAAATTTATCTTTGAGCCACTTGATAGCTCCACCGATGCTGTCTTTCACAACTTTAGCTATGCCGTCACAGAAATCACGGAACTTCTTATTGTGTTTATACAACATCACGAAGCCAGCAACTAAAGCGGTAATACCTGCAATCGCCAAAACAAATGGATTGGTAGCAAAAACGCCAACTTTGGAAAGTGCATTCATAGCCATTTGACTTTCACGGACTTTATCAATTCCACTTTTTAATTTTAAAATTCCGCCAACCACTGCACCGACACCACTAGCTACTTTAGAGGCAGCAAAGTAAGCCACGAACAGTTTACCGACTGTTTTAATAGCCTCTTTATGCTTAGCGATTTCACCTAAAGCGCCCGAAACACCCTTGATGGGTTCTTTTGATTTCTTGCTGTTGCCAGTTAATGTTTTGAATGCTCCAGCAATGCCTTCGACAATGCCTTTAGTAGCTTCCCAGACACCTTCGCCAAAAGCTTTGCCAATTTCGACAATATAACCTAAGCCTTTCTTTAGTTCTACAAAGAAGCTAGCGATTTTAGGTGCGTTTTTGGCAACGGTATTACTAAGATTATCGACGGTCTTGTTAAGGCCATCCATGAAGCCGTTCAGCTTATCAGTACCATTCCCAAGATTAAAGACTTTAGAAAAGGAATCCATGATAGTGCTTAAACCTTTGGAAACGTGATTCCCTAGCTCTTTAAACTTGATTTCAGTATTAGGGTCAGCTACCCAGTTCCCAATTTGTTGTAAGAACGGGTTTTTCATTTTGTCGATAGGGTCACGGAAGGCGGCTACTACGGCAGGCATACGGGACTGAAGTGTTCTTTCAAGGCCTCCGATAGTCGTTGAGAAGTTAGTAGTCGCATTCTTGTACTTGTCTTGCAACTCAAACAAGGCTTTCTGTGCCATCTCTGCGGTGATTTTGCCATCGCTTTGCAGTTTGGCATATTGCTCTTGCGTCATGTTTGCAATGCCCAGTTCTTGCGACGCTACTTCTCTAAGTTGGTTCTTCATTTCCGGAAAGACATTGATGATCGACATCATGTCTTGCCCTTGAACCTTGCCGTTAGCAATCATTTGCGCCCACTGTGTGGCAAAGTTTTCAACCGCTGCATCTGTTTGACCAAAAGCGTCTTGCAAGGTCAAAATAGCTTGAGTTTGCTGTTTAGTTAAGTCTACGTTATGGGTGACGGCATAGAATTTTTGGTTCATGCCATCGACCATCTCGGCTGAGTTAGCCGCTGCCTGCGCCATTTGGTTGGTCATGTCGACCATCTTCTTACCCTCTTCGGCATTACCCGTTAAGGTCAACCAGGTGGCATTCATGGTTTGTTGATATTTAACATACTCAGCGCTAGACTGTGCTATCTCGTCAAACTTGCCCTTGATAGAACCCAATGCATTTTGAAACCCAGCACTGATCAAGTTGGCAGCAAACGTAGCACCGAAAACCCCTTTTAATCGTGAGGTTTTCTTTTCGGTTTCATCGACTTCATTTCCTAAACGATGGAAGCTATTCTTCAAACGACCAATAAGCGTGCTAGACTGTTGACTTTGTTTTATCTCATTGTTCAGTTTATCAGCGGCATTTTTGGCATGAGCCATGCTTATCGCTGTTTCATCTAAGCGTTTTTTCTGAATGAGGTATTCTTCAGAGGTCTTGCTAGTCTGTTTAGCGATACGCTCAAGCATTTCTTTTTGCTTCTCGTACTGCTTACTTAAGTTAATAATTGAGCTATTGTATTGCTTAAGTTGTTCTTGTCTCGCTTTATCCTCTTTGCCTTCGGCTTGTAAACGCTTGACATACGTTTCAGACGATTCATTTTGTAGCTTATAGGCCTTCTGTAATTCAGCAAGTCCAGATTTTTGATAATCAAGACTTTCCTTGGCTTTTTTCTGTTGGCTTTCCAACGATGCCAAGCGTGTAGTAGCTTGGTCAATCTGTTGCTGGTACTTAAGGAATTGTTCAGCAGTTTCAGCGGTAGTCCCTTTTAATTGAGACTGTTCTTGTTTCAGTTTCTCAATCTTTTGCTGTTGGTTCTGGATGGTGTTACTCAAGCCTTCGTATTTTGCTTGAGCTGCACCTAAATAATCACCAGAGCTGCGCATTTGGCTTTCTTGAGCCTTCCAAGCGTTAGTAGAGCTATTAACTAACTGAGTTAGTCGCTTAATTGAGTTAGCAGCCTGAAGCGTGTCTAAAGCTATTTCAGTAGACATGGTAGCTTGTACTTTTGCCATGTATTAATTTCCTCCTTTCCTTAAATATTTAGAGTAAAGATGTTGGGTCTACCATCCTATCTTCTTCCTCTTTTGCGTTCAAGATATTCATCAACTCATAATAATCAGTGTCGTAATACTGTTCCAACGTCCACCCAAAACCTTGAATCGATCTCTTGGCAATAAGTTTTAAATCTTCGATACTATTCTCTAGCTCGTAAATCTGCTCACCTTTTGATTTTAGTCTTTTGGGTCAGTTTCACCAGTTGCATTTTCGAGTTGTTCGTCTGTCAATCCGTACATATAGCCCACTAATTTCTCAGCAATCTCTTGTGTACGCTCATTATCTAAATCAAGTAGCTTATCATAAGCATCATCATCCAATTTTAGGATTGCGCGGATAAAGCTAAGCATTTCTTTTAAGATTGTGAAGCTACCCTCTGCTTGCTCTTTAGTGTCGCTTTCTGCCAAATTATCACTGATTTTAAGCACGGCTAGTTGGTACTCGTGCATACGAAGGACGTTACGGTTGCTAGTAAATACTTCAAATGCTTTCTTACTGATTTCTGGGATTTTAATAGTTCTGATTTCCATTGTGTCTTTACTCCTTTAAAAAAAATAGAGGTCAGGCCACTAGCCCGACCTCTTTGCGAATTATAATATGTCTTAAACTGCTGTAGAAGTAACTAGTGTATAGCCACCAAACACTTCTTTATACATGTTTGCTTTATCAAATGAAGGTGCACCAGTGAAATATTTCTTGATTGGTTCACCTTTGAATGCATTCGCAGACAAAGCGCTGAATGTCATGTTATCAGTTTGACGTGTTTGGGCTGTGTCGGTATCTGTTCCGATGTTTTGAGTTGATTCTTGCATGATTCCGTTAGCAAATCCAAAGAATACCGAGTTTTTGCGATCAAACGTTTCAGATTCAATCAATACTGCTACGTGTGGTTTATCGTTATCTTTTGTGTATCCGCCCTTGCCGTCGGGTTTGTAACCGAGTAGTTTTTGTTTAATTTCAAACTCAAGGTTATTGAAGTCAAATGCGACGGTTGGTGAACCTGGTGCGATCATAACATCTTGCACTTCGTTGTTTCCTGGTACTTTAGTCGCTTGGCCCTCCAAGCTCGAAATGTTAGCGGTACGTGTACCGAGCATGCTTGAATCAACTTCGATTACGCCGTCTGTTGAAAGGCCATCAGCCCCTTTGAGTAGTTTTTGTGTTTTTGGGTCAACCAAAGCAAGGCGGACCATTTTCAAACCTACAATTGCCATATAGTAATTTCTCCTTTTGTTAAATTAATTTATCGAAAGCAACAAAAAAGACCGCTGTTAACTGTAAAGTATCAGGGTCTATACTGTGTTCTCTTATATCTGTTATTGAGTAGTGTTCAGATTTTAGAAATTTTATCAATTTCATCTCGAAAGCTTCAATATCAAAATCAATATCGAGTTTATAAAAAATCTGTACTTCTACTCTATCTATTTTTCTGAAAAAGGTGTTATTCCCACTCAAATCAAGTGATGGGTTGCTTTCGGTGAGCAACACGATTGTCTTATCGGTGTTTTCTTCGAGTTCTTTAGGTAAGTTGTTTGCATATACTTCGCTTATTTCACCAAATCCTTTACCCTCAATTAACTCTTTTAATTTTACGGTTGCTAACACTTAATCACTCCCCTCCCTTCTTGCGGATAAGTTTCTCATATTCCTCTTTTTCTGCCAATAGCACCTTAGTTTGGACAGCGCTATCGTTTTGTACATTAGTGACGAAATGATCAGCACGGTATTTTTTAGTGCCGTCATTTAATCGTCTGGCATTTTGGGCGTGGTACCTATTCACCCACCCCACAGTTGACACGCCATTTTTTCTGCCGTCAGCGTTCGTGGATTGGACAGCTAAGCCGTCAGCCATGTGACCATACTTCAAATTTTTCTTATTTGAATAGTGTTTCTGACGAGTAACTTCTGCCAACTCTTCTTTAAACACCTTAGCACCAGCGGTTGTAATCTTTGCTTGTTCAGCTGGTGTTAAATCACCAATGCTTGATACTGTTTTAAGCCATTCATCTAGCGCTTCGTCAAGTCCTACCATAAGCCATCACCCGACTTTCTTTCTCTTTCTCAAAGTCAGAAAATCGTAGTGGTTAAAACCAAAGTTTTCGTCTGGACTGATACGAACGATATCATATTGTGTGCCATTTAAAGTGACAACTTGACCTTCTAATACTTTAGCGTTATGTCTTATAACAATCACTCGTGTATCATTTTCACCATTTTCGATAGCTAGATACTCTTGATTGAGCGTTCTAGTGTGTGGCTTGTAGTGTAGCGTAAATTGTTTAACAAATTTTGGAACACTTAATCCAGTGAATTTGTTGGGTGTGCTTTGATATGTACCAAAGTCAGCTTTAAAACGAAAATCTGAGGGTAAATATCTAACTCTAGCCATTAGTCACCTCTTTCCTCGCTATAAGTTGCGTACAGCCCCCTTAATTGCCCGATTATGCTGTTTAGCGTTAGATTAACAGGATATGTTGCCGTATCTGTCAATGCCACTCTATACGTGAAATATGAGCTTGTTAGGGCTATTACAGCCGTATCAAACAAAGCTCTCACACTGTCGAGGTCGTAGAATTTTGGATCATCCCCGACTGAATTAACGACGTACTGTCGAGCTGATTCAATGTAAGCTGGGATGAGTGCAGTGTCGTCTGTCTCATCCAGATTCAGAGTCTGCATGATAGTTTCTTTAGATACACTCATAGCTTACCTCCTAATTATACTGCTGTTGAACCAAGGTTACCTTTTTGGTCAGCAATAGCTTTAAATGAAGCTGGTACAAACGCTTCTGTATCAGTTGCTACAACATCAAAACGGTCAATCACACGAATTTTAGTAGTGTCGGTTTCAAACGCACCACCACCGATATTGGTAGATAGCAATGACATTTGTTGACGGTCAAACAAAGTAACGGCTTGTTTCAAATCACCAAAGTAGAGTGGCATTGCCCCGCCAGTGCCATTAGCAAGCCAACGGTCAGAAACTTCTTTAACAGCGAAACCGTCAATTGAGTACCCTGTTGGTGATTTTACGTCACGTTCCATTAGGTAGTCACCCAAAGCATTTTTGACTTTTTTAAGTGCAGTAAATCCAGACGTATTAGTCAAGAAGACTGAAGTTTGTTTAATCGCTGGGTCAACTTTAGCTTCAAGGTCAATGATGTCATCCCATTTAGTCAATGTTGGTTTGGTTGGAAGTGTACCAATAGCTTCCAAGATAGCTTTGTTACGTGTAACAACAACTTTCTTAGCAATCCATCCAGACAACCATGCAAGGATATTTTCAGCAGAATCAGCAAGCAAGCTGTTTGTTACTGTAGAGATACCAGCGTAGCGTTTGATAGCATAGCGGATAAGAGAAAGTTTTGGATCGTCGTTTTGACCAATTTGACCACCCTCGTCATCGAGTTTAGCAAGGCCAGTGATTTCAGCCCATTTCTCGTAAACACGAGAACCAGTAAGAGTAGTTACGTTTTCGACATTAACATACTCTTGCAATGAATCGTATTGACGAACCAATGTATGAATAGCTGTTTGAATATCTTGAGGGATAGTCAAGCCAGCATCTGAACCAGAAGCGTCTGTTTTAGAGTCAAGCAAGTTTTGGTAGCGACCACGGACTAGGTTCTTGAAGTCTTTAACAAAACCAGCTTTTACCTCTTCTTCACTTTTAGTCAATGGTTTCTTCTCTTCTTCAGACATATTAACTACTTCATTAGCACGAGCCTCTGTATACTGTTCTTTGAACAAATCACGTTTAACTTTAGCAGTGTCACGCTCATTTTTGATTTTTTGCAATTCTTCAGCAGTAACTGAATCGTCAAGCATAGCTACGTTAAGTTTTTCATTCAAGTTCTCGACCTTGTCGCCTTGAGCAATCCAAAGGTCATGCAATTCGTTTGATGTTTTCATTAATTATTTTCCTTTCATTTTTCAAGTAAAATTTTCAATTTTTGCTCACGCAAAGAATTGGTTTTAGGTTTAGCAATCATATTTTTAAATTTATTGATTGCTGATTTGCTTGGCATCTGATGTACAGCGTTAGTAACCATGATTTGTTCTTCATCGTCACCAAAGAACATAATTTCATCTGCAAAGCCTTTATCAACAGCAGTTTTGGCATTAAGCCATGTTTCTTTTGCCATAAGCTCTAATAATTCTGATTGTTTAAGACCAGTTTTCATCTCGTAAGCCAAAGCGATAGACTCGTCAATGCTATTCAATACTACTGATTGATGTTCCATGTCATCGCTGTTCCCAACGAAACCGCTAGATGCTTTATGAATCATGATATGCGCCGTTGGACTAATGCGAACGGTATTGCCTGCCATTGATATGACGGAAGCAGCAGACGCTGCTAAGCCTTGTATATTAACTACAATACGCTTGCCACTGTCTCGAAGCATAGTATAGATTTCACTAGCTGCGAACACATCACCGCCGTTTGAAGCAATATTAAGCGTAATTTCTTCATCTTCATCGTTAGCAATGGCATCTTGTACCATCTTGGGATAGGTACTGGTCATGCCATAGAAATCATAGAATTCCCTATCGTCATTGCTTACTATATAGCCTTTAATGTCAATCTTCCCCATTTATCTCACCTCCTTTCAATGTGGTCTTATTAGGGTTTTCCCCTTCTGGCAACTCTTTAGGTAAAATTTCAGCTTGTTGCAAAATATACAAGCCTTGATTCTGTGCGAGTGTGCCACTTTTAACCATGCTATTAATCCGACTGACACTATTAGAGCCAGTAGGGTCAACAGCCGGCAAAATATCTGCATCTACATCGCAGGATAGTTTTTGAGATAGCTCACCGATAAATGGTCTTAAGTATCGTGATACTGCTTTGTTATAGAGATCTAAACTCATTTCCAGCGATGATTGTTGGTCTCCTTGACCTCCAACTACATTCTCTGGGATACCGTAGACCTTAGCAAACTGTCCAGTTGTCCAGTCCGCTTGCTTAAGCAGTTGAGATACGTTCGACTTAATTTCAAGCGGTGTGAAGTCCTCTAAATCATCCAGCACTAACGGACCGCCCTGCATTTGCTTCATCGCTTGCCGTGAGCGTGAGAGTTTAGTTTTAAAATCAAGCAAGCCACCGCCTTTAATCTTCAAAATACCATTGGCATTTAGGGCATTCTTAAGGGAATTGAGTGTCAACTTATCGCTGGCTTTTTGAATATTTAATTCCCTACTAAGAGCCATCAACGGGCTTATGCTTGTCAAACCACCATCTACAGAAAGCAATTTAAAATGTAAAACATCGCCTTGCGGGACGTGCTGTTTCGGTGGAATGCGTGGGTCGTCAAAAGTGATGTTGTAGTAAATTCCATCTTTATTATCTAACCGATTAAATGAGACTTGAGACGGTCTCAAATACTCCCACTTCATATCACGTCCATTTTCGTTTCGCCATCGATATGCAAAGGCTTCCCCACCCAACAACATTTGAGCAAAGATAGACTGGTAGAAATTAAAGCGGTTAGCGTTGTTTGATGGATTATCCACAATGCCTTGCATTTGTTTTCGGCTAGTTGTTAGCTTAGCAGTAGCAAGATCGTTAGATAATTGATTGATAATAGAGAACAAGTCTGAGTTTTTAAGAGCGGATTCAGCTGATACCCACTCACTACCATTCAAAGTAGCTAAAAACTCTGGATCAGAAATATCAAAGAAGCCACCTTGATTATCTGGTGGGCTTTCTGTTGCTAAATTAAATATTGGCATTTGTTATCACCTCCTTTCTAGCCATTTTTTGAGGCTAGCTCACTCACTAATCCAGCAAGTACGAATGTAACGGTCATACTAATGCCAAACCACACATATCCAAGGTGGTAAGTGGTTACGTTGAGTGAAATTGCGGCTAAAATAAACATCAAAATGTCGAAAATAGCCCAAATTGCCTTAAAAAACTTTAAAATCATATATTAATACTCCTCTAATAGACCACTTTCTGGGTTTTTTAACCATTCTAAAACTGCTTCTTGACTCATATGTTCGACTTTCCATGTTGGATTGTTGGTAATAGCGTAATCTTCAAAGGCATACATGCCGTCATAGAAAGCGTCAATAAGCGCATCTACTACGTCAATCTTGTAAGTAGACTTCATTTTGTCTACTTGGATACCGATGTTATCCTCTTTAATCACAGCATTTATCAAGGCTTTTCGCATTATTTCATCATCTAGTCGAGTGATATTACCCTCAATGAACAGTGTTTGTAGGAATTTAGTAGGGTCTTTCAATTCACTTGTACGCTGTCTAATTGGCATCATAGGAAAACTTGTATTAGATTCCAATGCTTTGATAATCTTACTAACCATCATCGCGTCGTAACCAAAAAAGACAACGTCAAGCTGATTGTCTTCAACATAATCTACAAACCAGCGATACACTTCCTCTGGATTGATAAGACCTTGTGGGTGGCTTGTAATCGTGCAAAAGCCCTTTGCTTCCAAGTCTCGATAGTTAACCCCGTCTTGCTCCATTTTCGCCTCAAGCGAGCCTGCTTGCTGCCAAGGAATGAAACTGTGTTGTTCAATATGCCATTTTTGGCTACCGTCTTCACCAACAAAAGGATAGACGAAACCAATAGCCGTGTTATCGCTGAACATTGAAGCGTCAAGACCGACATACACACGCTTACCACGTCTATCAAACTCGGGAATGACTGCATTCTCAATATCTTTTAAATCAAGAAAGCTGTTACTGTCAGCAAGTAGCCAGCAGTTCATGTTTTTAACTTGGAAGTCTGCGAGGTTACCACTTAGCAGGTCGCTATCTCGCTTGTCCATTAACCCTTTCATAAGGTTCTCACGTTCGCTCTCCAAGTCTAGCAGTGGATTGCTCTTTGCCCATGTTTCTGGTTGGAAGACCTCGTCTAAGTTATCTTGCGACCAAACTAAGCAAAGATACGTATCAGCATCCCTACTATCGTCATCTTCCATAGCTTGCTGCAAAATCTTTTGGTCTTCCCTGAAAGGAACTGATGGGTTTGGGTAGGCAGTGGAAATTTGAATGAATTGCCTATTGGGCACTTTTACTTGCCCAGAAACAATCTTAGAAACCGCATCCCTTGTTTCAATTTCACCAATTTCGTCAAAAATAGCCGTTGTTCATTCAAGTAAAATGAAAACTATCATATTGCCCACTCTCAGCAGATATAGCTCTCAAAACGTTGTTGTTTGCTTTCATAATAACTTGGTCACTATGCAAGCCCAATTCAGTTTCATTTGCCAAACTCTTGAAAGGTTCGTTTTGGATTATTTGCTTCATCATTGATTTGATGTAACCAAGCAACTTGTTTGTTTGTTTGAAGTTGATTGATGTAACCAAATAGTCCTGATTGGAAAGTCCGAGGCTTTCAATAAAATACGAATACGCCGTCAGAATAGCCATCAAGTATGTCTTACCTTGACCTCGACCGACTGAAACAATCGCACGGCTGAAACGTTTACCGCCGTTTACATTTCTCCACCCAAAAAGCATACATAAGATGAACTTTTGCCAAGCCATCAGCTTTGTTGGCTCACCAGTGTCTACGTTTGGGCATATTTTAGCAAAACGCAATAGCTTAGCTGCTTCGTCCGTGTCGTAGGTATATGGAAAGTCATCGTTGCCTTGTCTTTGCAAATCACGCAAGTGTCTGAAGCATGCTAATTTAATCATGTAACCAGCCGTGATTCGACCTTCCAAGACATCAAAACAATATTTTGTTCCATCGTCTTTATATTTTTTTGCAATGTCGGTGAAATCAAACTCTTTATATGCTGCATCTATATCGTGAGTTTTTGTTAAATTTGTTTTCATTTACTATTAATCACCCCCCTTCTAATAAAAAAATAAAACGTTAGATATAACGCTTTATTTTTTGTTACTTAAATCTTGAGAGTACAAAAACCAGCTTATTCGTATTTTATTGAAAGCTTGGGTTGTACAGTTACTTAAATCTTGAGAGTACAAAAACCCTCTAAATATATTATAACACTTATATACGTGTTGTGCAATTATAAATATTAAAAATACCTTGGAATGGCATAAGCCGTTCTTTTTTTATTTCCCCAAAAATTCCTTCAGCATCTCTGCCGTTGAAGCCTTGTTCGTTTCCTCGCCTGCAATTTCCATCAATTCAGCTCGTCCTTTAGGAGTCAGTCCAAGCTGAATACCTATCTTGTTAAGCGTTTCAGTAGCATCTTTCATAGTTGCCACTGCTGGATTCTTTTTAAAGCCCATTGATTGCTCACCGAGAATTTCACCACTGCCTTGCGCTTGGACAATCTTCATTATTTCAGTTTGAATACCATTTTCTTTGATATCTTCATAGGCTGTCTTGTATAGTTCATAGTTAGTACAGTATGTTTCAACTAGGAATGTATCAATTCGTTCCACCTTTTCAGTAGCTTCTAAAAAAGGAACGATTTTGCGCCAAACTTCCCTTGCCACTGTTCCTAAGTAGTTCGGAGGGTCGCTTGGTAACCGCCCATTGTTCTGCTGATAATACGGATTCTTAACCACTCATCTTTTTTCCTTTCTGTTTGTTATGACACCTTTTAAAAATCCTCAAAAGTTGCGCGTGACGTAAGAAAACAACTCTCAGATCGGAAGAGCGTC